AAAACAACAAAACAAGTTTCTCCTCAATTAAAAGAAGGTTTGAAAAGTAAGACTAGTTGGTTATGGATTGAAAGAGATTGTGATAATATTCATGATAAAGATATTGAAGCACTTATACGTAAAAAATATGATAAAGAGGGTGACAAATTACTTCTTGATCTTTCAATGAGAAGTATGGGGAAATTAAAAGATGAAGATGAATTATTAACAGCCGTTTCATCTCACTTTTTTATTATTAATCGTATTATAAATGATCTAGAAAAACTAAAAGGCGGTGAAAGTATTCAATATTTAGACATTGAAAATAAAGGAGTTAAACATTATATTAATAATTATTCGGAAATAACACATGTTTTATATGAAAGAGACGATGGAAATATATTATTACCAATTAAGCCTGTAAAGATTACACCTGAAAATAAAAACCTAGAAATAATCTATGAGGTAAAAGATTATCCTCAATTTAATTTTGTAAAAGACTATCTAAAAAGATTAGATATAAATATTCAAAAAATAATACAAAACAAAGAAGGAAAAGGAGTATGTCTTTTTGTAAAAGATGGAATGATACCTATTAATCCAGAAGAAATCAAAGGAACTTCTAAATATGAAACCTTTAAATCTGAAATCAATCCATTTGAAGTAGATAAGCTTATACTAAATATTGAAAATATGAAAGAAAACTATACACAAGGATACAAATCTAAATTAGATCATAAACATAAATTATTCACCCGTTTACTTAATTTAATTAAGAATGGCGGTCAAGATGAAGTTATTATGGGTATTATAGAAGAAGATATGTTTGAAAGAAAATCACACAAAGTTAAGAAAATTGTAAGGGTCTTAACAAAAAATATTGTGGGTGATATAGATAAAGAAAAATTCAAATTGGATCAAAAGTTATTAGAAGAGTTTTCATATAGATTAATCATAAGTGTTGAAAATGGTAATAATATATCAACTATCAATAAGATAATAGATAATGTTGTTAAATATTCTGACTTAGAGAAAAATACACCAGATACAGAAATATTCATAAAATTCTTAAAAGATAAAGAAAAAATGTATGATTCTTTAAGAGATATTTTTATTCGTCAAAGTAATTTCATAAATATCTCTGAAGAAATGGAATATAGTCTATACAAAAAAGTAAAAACAACAAAACTTAAAACGACGCCATACTATATAACTAAATTATTTGGTCCGGAAGCATCTATTATATTTAATATAGATGGAACAGGTGGAGATTGGTGGAATTTGTCTGATGCTTTTAAAGAACTAGGACTTTTACCTGATAATTATGGGAAAGAAATAAATGAAATTAGAGGTGTAGATACCAGTTCACGAAGAAAGATATCTTTTATTGGTCCAATACAAAGAATAATTCTTTATAAATTATCAGAATTAAACAATGACGAAACACTAAAAGATAAACGAGACATATTCATCAAAGAATACAATAAATATAATATCTTACGTTATGGAGAAAAACATGATGTTTTCACAAACATAACTGATATTATGAAATATTGGAGGAAAGGATCAGGCGAAGAAAGGGAACGCAGACAAAAAATAAATCGCCCAGATATAGAACTTGTATTAGAGAGAGTAAAAGAAGAATATGTTCATGGAGATGAAACATTCGGAGTTCTTTTAATATCATTTTCAAATGGAAAAGAAATGAATATTAAATTTTATGGTAGTAAAAATATATACGAAGATACAAAAATAGTCTTATTACATCATACACTATATAATGGAGATTATGTATTATCAAATATACATGTGGGTGGTAGGAAATTTGTAACTGTAGAGCAGTTATTTAAACTTTCTGAACATCATAAAAAATGGATCAACGTTAAAGAAAAAGAAGAATTAACAGAAGAGAAAAAAGAAGAACTTAAAGAATTTTATATGGAAAAGATTGAAAGACTTGATTATGCGAAAGAATTTTACACAAAGAAACTTGAATCTTTAAATTAAATATTATATTATTCTTCCGGAGAAGGTAGTAAACTATATTTTTTTTATAACACTCATTAAATAATATTTTATGGAATATTTTTCAATACCTTTCGATGTTTCCCTATTGAAAAATCACATATTAAAAGATCCAATAATAGATTGGTTCAACATAAAAGAAAAAGAAGATAATAATTATAAAAGAGACAATGATACATTTTATAAAGATTTTATAATAAATGAATGGAAAGAATACAAGAAAAATTTTTTTGATTTTCTAAAAAATAAAGCAAAATTAGACATACAAGAAGATACAACTATAGAGGATACAAAAAGATTTGTAAAAGAGGGAAAACCTTTAATATTGGGAGCCAAATTACTCTATGATGATATGATTGTTCATACAGATATTTTAATAGATATAAAACTTTTTTCGTCTTGTTTTCCAAAGATTAAAAATTACCCCTTACATTCTATCAAAAATAAATATATCATTGTTAATTTAAGCTTTTCATCTCTACATTTAAAAAGTGACCTGAAAGAATGTCTTGATGAAGGATATATACCATATAAGAAATGTTTATTACTTTCTTTTTCTAAATGTTTTTCTAGATATTTTGGTTATGAACCTGAAAAATTCATTATAGGGAAAGAATATTATTATAAAAAAACACAATTACCCAAAGATGAGTTTATTTCACATGTAATTACAAATGAAAAACATAGATTAAAATTTATAAGGGCTTATAATTGGATTAATCTTATAAGGAAAAAATGGAAAATGCTTACAATAGATGATAAACCATCACATAAAGAACTATACCCTAACATGAATATAAAAGATTCTGAATGGGAAAATGAAAAAATACGATTGGCGGAACGTATAAAAGAAATAACACTCGTATGGAATATAAGTTATGAAGAAAGATGTCTTTTTCACAAAAAAAATATATTTTGTTGGGATGATCCTAAACTACTATCAGAACTAAAAGAAACAAAAAAGAAAAATATTCAAGAAAGGATGATACATATGAATAAATGTGATGAAATAATTGTATATCCTCGTAAAAATGTTACGAATGCCCTTAGAGAAGTTTTAAAAGAAAAAGAAACTAATAATATATTTTTTGATGTTGAAAGTTTTTTAACAATTGATGAAAAGATTGATTTTTTTAATGGTAATGAAGGGGAATATAATAATCCAGTTTTAGCTATTATAGGATTTTATTATAAAGAAATATTTTATAATTATACAATACAAAAATTTAAAATAGAAAGTGAAAAAAATATAGTGAAGTCTTTTTCAGAAAAATTATGGAAAATTTATAATGATTATGGTAGGGTAAACATATTTCATTGGGGACACGCAGAATCAAAATATATGGATTATATTCATAAAAAACATCATGATATAGAATTTCCTGAATATATTTTAGTTGATTTACTAGATCATTTTCGTTTAGAACCTATTATTGTACAAGGTGTTTTTAAATTTGGAATAAAAACAATCGGTAGATCACTTTACAAAAATGGTTTGATCGAAACTACATGGGAAGAAGAAAATGACAATGGTTTAGATGCTATGATAAAATTTAAAGAAATATGTAAAAAAAATAAAAAAATACCTTTAAAAAGGTATTTAGAAATTCAAAAAATTATTGAATATAATAGAGTAGATTGTAAAGTTTTAAAAGAAATATATTACCTACTACAAAAAAACTATGATTAATTCACTTGGATTAATATTTTTTTTACCAATGATAAACACTTCTACAATAAGAGGAATAATATCATCCATAGTTATAATCAATGGTATCTTATGCCATACGACACGATATTTGAAAATGAGTGGTTGGGAATATATAAGAAATTATGATATATTTTGTAATGTAATTATGGGATTATATATATTACAACAATCACATTATGATATATTTATATTATGTACCATTATACACGCAACTATTATCTTTTTATTGAATTATTTCTACTACGAACATCATCCTTTACTCCATATCTTGGGGGTTCAATTACCACTCTCTATTGCGACATATTCTTTTGGATAACGCTTTTTAATTTATTATTTTCTTTTGTTAAAACTTCAATTATCTTTTGTTGATTTTTTATTATTTTTTCATATTCTAAAGTATCTTTTTTAGACATACATTCCCCATTTTCTACAAAAAATCTTGAATTATATAATGGTTTTCCTTCTTTTGTAAAGTAAGAAATAGTCACATTTTCTATTTTACCATTACATTTTATACATACAGCATTATCTATCATTTTAACATATTCTCCACCATCGTAAAAATATTCTGAACCTTTAACAAGTGTTATATATTTTACTTTATCTCCCCGTTTTAGTTCAAATAAATCTTCCAATTCTTCGCAATTTTTAATTTGTGCTTTAATATATTCTATATCTTGAGACATTTATGCGTTTATATTTTTAAATATTTTATTTTTATACCACTGAACCGCTTCTTTTACCGATTTTTCACTCAAATAAACATCTAATTGAGGATTTTCCTGTTTATACATTATCAACAAATTAATAGTTTGTTCAAACTTTAACTGTAAAAGTTCTTCAGTATTCATTTATCAAATAAAGATATTTTTTTTTAATTCGCGAAACGTAAACTAGTTAAGCCATTACTTATTCTTAATATATTATAATTAGTAGCAAAAATAGTATCTATACTCACAGCCGATGAAAAATTTAATTTAGAATCATCTAATCTGGAATAATTACAAGTTCCACTAGGTTGATGTTCTTCAGGATTCAAACAAAAAGAATAAAGATATATATTTTTATTAAACTTACTATAAGAAGCTTTAGAATATTCTCTCCTACCTATAATGTAAATTCTTATAGCTGTATTATGTGTTATTCCATCATATCCATATATATCCGGTGAAAAACTGACTCTTTTTGTTGTTACATCAGTATCAGTATATTCTTTAATTGAACTTACAGTAACCATCTGTGTCATAGAATTATCTATACTCCATATACTTAATATATCGCCAACTCTGAACTGTTGAACAGCCGAATTATTATAATCTACATAATTTTGTCCTAGTTTTACATCTGTTACAATATTATCGGACGGTGATAAGGAATCCTTGTGCGTTGTTATACCAGAATCAATAGGGACTTCAAGTAAGATTGGGTATTCATGTTCTTTAACATTAAATGAAGGTATATTTGTATGGTGTTTAAAAGGTTGTTTTAATGAATAATATTCTTTATGTTGTTCTGACATTCTATCTATACCATTGATTGTAATGTTTATTTTTTCATCGGTAATTTTATAAGAACTTTCATCACTTTCTGTCCACAATATTTCTTTTACTGGATGATTAAATGAGTTTAATTTAAATTTTGTTGAAGGACTTTGAGTTGTTGTATCAATCGTTTGTAATTGTTCGATAAGATATTCATGTTCATTTTCACCAAATCTTTTTCTTTCATCTGAATCTAAAAATACATTATCACACCATACTTCACATAACGAAGAAATAGAAGTAGAACTATTACGATTTATTTTTGAATTGATCCCCCATTCTATTTTTAAAAGTATATCGTGATATTGAATTGATATAAGAGGCAAAGAAAGACCAATATGTCTACAAAACCAAAATTTTAATGGTAATGTTATGGTTGCTTGACCATTATTTGTTTTATTGATAGTATTAAATCCACCCGTCATGTATCGGTATCCTTCCCTTTTATTACTATCTATTGTTAATTCATCCCAAACTTTCATCCATTCATTTGTGTGTCTATCTATTTGTGTTCCACCGATAATTATTTCAGCACTTTCTATTAGTTCGGTGCCATTAATACCATCAACGGTTTGAGGACAAACTACATAAATCCCATTTAAAAGATCAGCTGTTTTTGTTATTTTTACTGTTGAATTTGTAACTGTTTCTTCTGTTCCTAAATCACCATCAATTATTTGTTGAACACATTCAATCGCAAAGTTTGTATGTCTTCTATAAACACTTTTAAAAAAAGTTATTTGAGGATTTCCAGTTATATAATTGTCTTGCATACCACTAGCTGTAAGTTGCATTATTCCTCCTCCCATTATAAATGTTTATTAGTATCTATTATTTTTTTTTAATAATTTTATAACGATTAAAAAATACTAATAATAAAAGTTTAAAAACTTATTTTATTTTTATTTTATTATTAATAATAAAGATAAAATAACATGTCAGAAGATGGATGTCTAAGAGATGCCGTTTTCAATACTTTCCAGGTTATTTCTGGAACAGTAGAAGATGCTTTTCCAAGTGGAAAGGGAAAAATGAAAGGATTAATACTAGAAAATAACTATGATATTTCTATGGGTAATAATAGAGTAGAAGATGTAGCCCTACCTACAGAAGAAACAGATGCAGCAAGTAAGTATTATGTTGATAGTATTTTCCCTGCACGTTTTATTGACTGGGTATCTGATGGACCTCCACAAAATATTGGAGAAAATACAAGTCCTCAGTTTGTAAATTTAATTTTAACAGGTGGTCTTAAGATAGAAGGTTCTACGCAAAATGCGGTTAGGACTAATTTAAATGCTATTGATCCAGATCAAGAAAGATTTATTAATTTAGCAAATTCAGATGGAACATTAATACCTTTTGATACGCCATCAACGACAACTATTTCAGCTACCCCTGAAGAACTTAACTTGCTCTCAGGAACAGTGCTTGGAACAGCGTCAGCTAATGATATTCTTTCAGTAGACTCAAATCGTAATATAACTGGACTTCATGATTTAACGATTGATGGAACATTCACAAACGGTACATTAACAATTGATGGAGGAAATGTTACTGGTGTTAATTCAGTTACTGTTAATACCTTTACATTTGAAGGATCTACAATAGATAGTTTTGAAACTAACCTAGGTGTAATTGATCCAACCGAGGATAGAACAATTAATTTAGCTAACAGCTCTGGAACACTTGTTCCTTTTTCGCAACCATCAACGACTACTATTTCAGCCACACCCGAAGAACTTAATTTACTCTCAGGAACTGTCCTTGGTACAGCTTCAGCTAATGATATCCTTTCCGTAGATTCAAACCGTGATATCTCTGGATTAAGAAATGTAAGTGTTGAAACTATTACTAATGGAACAATAACAATCACAGGAGGAAACATCACGAATGTTTCTACGATATTTCCTCAAAATGTTGTCTTTGAAGGAACAAGTGACAATAGTTTTGAAACTAACCTAGGTGTAATTGATCCAACAGAAGATAGAACAATTAACTTAGCAAACAGTTCAGGAACACTTGTTCCTTTTTCGCAATCATCAACCACTACTATTTCAGCCACACCCGAAGAACTTAATTTACTCTCAGGAACTGTCCTTGGTACAGCTTCAGCTAATGATATCCTTTCCGTAGATTCAAACCGAAATATTAATGGTATAAATGATCTCACAATTGATGGAATATTTACAAATGGAGCATTTACTTTTGATACTTCTGGAACATTTTCAAGTAATATTCTTAATACAAACTCTATTAGATTTGAAGGATCAACAGATGATGATTATGAAACTGTCCTAGGTGTTAATAATCCTACAGAAGATAGAACGATTAATTTAGCAAATTGTTCAGGAACATTAGTTCCCTTTAGTAACTCCTATTCAACTCCTATAAATGTATCTCCAACAGAAATAAACCATTTAGATAACATAGAATCTAATATTCAAGAACAAATAAATACGAAAATGGACGTGTTTTCTCTTACAAGAATAACAAGGAATCCTGGAAATGGAGATATATATGTCCATAAATTTAACGATTTTTCAGAATTAGTTTTCAGTTACTCAGAAGGTTTTGCTCTCGAACCTATTTCTGAAAATAGAATCCTTGTAAAACAAATTATTAATACAGTAAATATTTGGAGGACCTTAAATATTAGTGAAGATGGTGGAACAAATAGTAGCTCGGTTACAAGTATTACCCCATCGGGAGCAGAGGGTTTGACATTTACAGCAGGTAATAATATAGATCTTTCATTCGATACAACAGATGAGAAAAAACTTAAAATAGAGATGAGTAACAATATCTCAGATATTTCTAGTTTAACAGTTGACGGTGAAGGTGGAATAAAAGTTAAAAATGGAAATTCTTCCCATGGTTTCGTAGAGTTTTACGAAAACTCTGATAATGGAGTAAATAAAATTAAAGTTCAAGGAAGAGAACTTACAGAAGATGTCACACTTACACTCCCAAATACATCCGGAAACCTTATATCTTCTGGGGATACAGAAATAGTTTCTTCAGATATGTTATCAACAAGTGGTGTTACAGCTGGGGATTATGGTTCATCAACAGCAATTCCAGTAATAAGTGTTGATTCAAAAGGACGTATTACAAATGCGACAACATCAAGTATATCAACAGATCTCAATATAACATCAGATACAGGGTCCGATACAGTTTCTCTAGGCACAGACACTTTACAATTTACTGGTGGAACTGGTATTAATACAAGTATAACAAATGATACAGTCACACATTCCATAGATAATACAGTAGTTACATTAAATGATACACAAACACTCACAAACAAAACTATCAACAATAGTAATATATCACTTTCTCAGGAAAATACATTGAATATTGAAAATGCTACTTTATCATTGGCGGATGAACAAATTAGTGGTGTAAAAATACAACAAAACACTATGGACATAAATAGGTTAAGACAAATATCCTCAATGAAAATACTTGGTAACACTTCAGATGAACCTTCAAATGTTTCTGAGATTACATTATCTGATAATAATTCACTTAATGATAGTGGAACTGTAATTTCCACACAATCAGCTATAAAATATTATATTGACTCCGTTGCCAGTGGTTTAGATATAAAAGAATCATGTATAGTAGGGACAACCGAAAATATATCATTAGATAATACAACTACTGAAATAGATGGTATAACACTAACACAAGGAAACAGAATTTTAGTAAAAAATCAAACATCTTCTTCGGAAAATGGTATCTATATTTACAATACGAGTGGTCCTTGGGAAAGGGCGAATGATTTTAACTCTAATACAAATGTTACTTCAGGTTCTTTTTCTTTTGTAGAAAGTGGTAATACAAATGCTGATTCGGGGTTTGTTGTAACCTCTGATGATATAAATATTGGAACAAACTCAATTGAATTTTCTCAATTTTCAGGTGCTGGACAAATTACAGCTGGGACTGGAATAAATAAAGATGGAAATACGTTAAGTATTGATGATACTGTTGTAACTATATCAGATACTCAAATACTATCAAATAAAACATTAACAAGTCCAGATATTAATGGTGGAACGATTGATGGTGTGACTATCGCAACAAGCGATATTACCGTAGGTGCTGAAAAAACATTAGATGTTTCACAGGGCACACTCACTCTTGCCGATAATCAAATCAGCGGTGACAAAGTTGAAGGAGGAACTATCAATGCAATTACAATTAATAATATAACATCTACAAATATTTCAGGAACATTGACAGGAACTGTTTCAGACATTTCAAATCATTCTACTAGTGGTCTATCTGAAGGAACAAATCAATACTTTACTCAAGCGAGAGCAAGGGACTCAGTTTCAGTAACGGATAGTGGTGGAGATGGTTCATTATCTTATGACAGCACCACAGGTGTGATCACTTATACAGGACCATCTGCTGTTGAAACAAGGGCTCATTTTTCAGCTGGCACTGGTGTAGGAATAACTGATGGTGTCGTATCAATCGGTCAAAGTGTGTCAACTGATGCGGTTGTTACATTTACAACAGTCAATGCTAATGTCACAGGTCAAGTGAGCGATATATCGAATCATAACACAGGAGATTTAACTGAAGGGACAAATCTATATTATACAGATGCAAGGTCCCGGGCCTCTGTTTCAGTAACGGATAGTGGTGGAGATGGTTCATTATCTTATGACAGCACCACAGGTGTGATCACTTATACAGGACCATCTGCTGTTGAAACAAGGGCTCATTTTTCAGC